CTGCTATAACTGTGTCTTTATTATTTAGTGATATAACACCTTCTGGTCCTTTTAACATTCTACCACCATATCCACCACCTGAACTACCTGGCATAATAACATCATCTCCTTTTGGAATTGCTGCTACTACACCACCTATTAAACCACCTAAAGCTAAAACAGTTCCAATTGCAGCTGGTACACCTAATCCAAATGGTATTGCTCCGAATGAAGTAAATATAGCACCAACTGCTTGTACCATTGAACTTATTGCTAATACTGCTGCCATAGCAGCTAAACTCCCTAATACACCTACTAATATTCCAGCTACTACAGGCATTTCAGCTAAAGCTGCTGCTGCACTTGCCATACCATTAAAAAATGGCATTGCTATTATAGCTATGGATCCAAATGCTTCCTTTAGTTTATCCATAGAAGCATTCATTTTATCACTAATAGACGCTTGTTCTTCTAATTGTGCAATAGAAGTATTAGCTAATTCTTCTTTTATTTCAGCTTGAGATAAACCTTTTGCTTCTAAATCATTAATTTGTTTTTCTCTAATAGCAGTTTCTTCTGCACTTAATCCAACTAATTGTTCTTGGTTAAATAACATTTTACCTAATTCTTCCCTACTCATACCAACGGATGCTGCTAAAGCATCTTGTTGTATTCTATTCATTTCAGCAAAATCAGCTGAATCTCCTACATTTTTAGCTATTTCTTCAGCTAAGGTTACTAAGTCGTTATCTAATGCCGCTTGTCTTGCTTTTTCAAGATTTAAATTCTTACCAAGTAATAACTCAGCTTCCATTTCTTTAGCAATACCACCTTCAAAATCTAATAAACTATCAGCTATACCTTCTACTTGACCCATTTCTAAACCTAAAGCTTTAGTTGCTGCTACTGCTTCAGCTATTAAACCAGGGTTTTTACCAAATGATAATGTTGTAGCTGCTGATACTTTTCCTATTTCTTTTAATATTTCTTTTTCATTTAATGCTACACCTAATTCTTGTCCTTTTAATCTAGCTTGAGCCATTACCTCACCAGTAATTTCTTTCATTCCCTTTCCTGTAGTAGCAGAAAGTGCATTTATACCAATTAATTCTTCATTTGTAAGACCAGCTTGTTCTCTTAAAGAAGTAAACTCAGCTGCTTGATCACCTGTTAATTGAACTGAAATACCTAATGCATCATTTACAGCTAACATAGTTTCAGTCATACCTGCAGTAGTAACAAATACATCACCTGATGCTTTAGCTTGAGATTTTAATTCGCCTGTAACCTTTAATGCCTCAGTATAAGACATATTCATGTTTTTAGCTATATTTCCTGTGTCTTCATCTAAATGCTTAAACGCATCCATAAGACCCTTTGTAAGAGCAACCATTACTGTTGCTGGGTCTGTAAAGGCTTTCATTAATCCTTTTCCTAATGCTGCTGATCCTGCAGACATTATTTTTAATTTTCCTGAAAATCCAGCTGCTTCCGTTCCTCCCTTAGTAACTTCTTCAGCTACCTTCTCCATTTCTTTTTGTGCCTCTTCTAAATTTAACACACCTGCTAAACCTCCTAAACCTAAAGCATTTAAAGATCCTTTTACTCCTTTAAGTAAATTACCACTTATACCTAATGCATTATTAAGTACTTCCTCCTTTTTTATTCGTGCCTCGATTAAGGCATCAGTTTCCTTTAGAACACTAAAACCTTCTTTATAACCTCTAACCATTGCTGCACCTTCTTCAGTTATCTTTCCATCTGCTTCTAACTGTTTTAGTTTTAAATCTAATGCTGTACCATTTAAATTTCCTAAATTTTGGCTAGCTATTATTCGTTTAGCATTTGTTGTTATTTCTTCTGAGGAAGATTTTTGTTTGGATTGTAAAGTCTTTAGTTCTTTTAAAGATAATTTATTTATTCCTAGTTGGTCATCTTTTAATTTTCTTACTATTCTTTCCTGAGATCGAAATTCTTTAGTAATACTTTTTGTTGGGGTAGCACCTTTGTCTAATTCTGCTAGAATACCTTTTATTTGGTCATATACTCCTCCAAACCCATTTTCTAAATCATCTATTTCTCTTCGGGTTTGTTTAAGAGACTTATTCATTGTCTCTACAGCAGCATTAGCTTGTTCTATATTTTTAACATCAAATATAGGAGCTTCTTTACCTGTAAGGTCATTATATGCCTTCCTTAATCTGTCTAATTCTTTATTAGCTTTTTGAATATCTTCGAACATCGCCATTCAGAGTGTGATTTTTGGTTTATTAAAATATTTAAAAAAAAAACCTATTTATAACTGCTTTTACCTTGAAATGGTTTACTAGCATTTGCAAATGCAGGAGCATTTACTTTTCCGTCTGGATTTACTAAAGTTTGTTTTTCTTTACCCTTAGCAGCATCTTCATGTGCCTTTTTTTCTTTATCATACCATTTCTGAATTTCTGAAAATGTATAATTTCTTAACCATATAGGCATATTATATACAGTATGATAATCATATCCCCCTTTACCGTGGAATACTATTTGGTTTATTTGAGAAAATAAATTTAACCTTTTTTGAGGTGCGATATTAATAGTCAGGCCAAAAAAAGTTAAGTCCTATAGGGACATCGGCCTCCTCTCCGCTATCAAGAACAATACTCATATCTACATCAGGCTGTGTGTGTTTTATATGTTCTCGGAAAGCCCTAGAGTCTCTAGCAAGGAATCTATTATCTACAAATTCACGTACTGTTTTCTTTTCATCATCACCATCTACGGCAATAATAGCAAACTTTAATCTTGTAGTTAGAGAAAATGATCCTTCTTTGTTTAATTTTTTCAATCCAGCTATTTCTCTATCAATAGCTTTTTCGTCTTTACCTGTAATTAACTTATATGTAAGTTTATTTTTTGAAGTAGGTGTAGTAAATTCAAATTCATTTTTACCTTTTTCAAATAATGATTCATCAATTACTTTATTATCTAATTCATTTAAATCTACTGTATGTTCTTCATTGTTGTATGTAAACTTATATTCAGCACCATATCCTAATAATCTGGATGCAATTAAAATAGCGTTTTTATCTCCAACTATCATATCATCTATATTAACATCTTTAGTAACTACTAATGATCTTAATAATTTATCTAATACAATACCTTTTTTAATAAATGCTTGATTTGTTAAAATATCTTCTTCTTTAGCTGTCATGTATTTCATTTCAACGACACCTCTAGATAATGGGTTTGTTTCTGGGTATATTAATCCTTTTGATGGTAATTCTACCTCTTCAGTAGGAAATTTGTAATCACTCATATAATCTTTATTTTATTTGTAACGTGTTTCTAGTTATACATATCAATATAAAAAAAAGCTTGACCGAAGCCAAGCTATTTTCAATAAATCTACAAAGTATTTTTAGAAATTTAATATACAGTAATCTGGTTGAACCGTTAATGTTAGTTCTTGTGCAGCATTTTCAGTATCCCAGCTGTAATCGCCGAAATTCGCTTCTGTAATTAATGCTCCTTTAATAATCCATTCAGATACGATATCACCTACAGGACCTAATATGTCTAATGTAAGATCTTTCTTATAAAAATCTGAATATCCGTCTCTACCTGTTACTGATTCATGATGTAATCTTACCCATTCCATACATGCTTGAGCACCTGATGGTGTAATTGGGTCAAATAACGTCATTTGAATTGTACCCCAAGTTGTTTTACCTTTTACAAACCTTTGAACGTTTATGTGATTTAAGGCTACTGTACCTTGTGATAATGTTACAGCTCCCATACCCTTAATTTGGTATGATGGAATCCCGTCTACATAAAGAACAAATCTATTCTTTTGTTTTGGCTCAAATGCTGTAAAAAATATTTCGTTTGGGTTTAATACTGCCATTTTTTTATTTTATTATTTTATTATAAATATTCTATTTTTTAATTTTTATGATGGAAATGTTGCTCCAGTTGGTAATACATTGAAATCAAGTATAATGAATTCAGCTGTTTTAGTTGGTTGTAGGAAAATTTGTCCTACTAGCTCATTTCTATCTACAACATCTGGTGTATTATTGCTTGCATCCATTACTACTTTAAATGCATATAATCCTTGTCTTTGTTGTACTGATTCTAAGTATGGATTAACTTGGCTTAAGAAACTATTTCTTGTAGCGATTGTATTTTGTTCAAATACTAAGTTATCTGATACTTGTACTATAAAGCTTTTTAATGCTATTAATAATCTTCTAACATTTACTCTATCTAAAGCACTTGCTTTTTTCTGTAATGTTTTCTGACCAAATACTACAACTCCACTTCCTGGGAATGTTGCAATTGGATTAACATTTGCTTCATATAATGTGTCTCTGTTTCCAGATGTTAATTTTCTTTCAGCTCTAACTACACTACCTAAAGCTCCTCTAATTAGACCTGCTGGCGCGAACCATGGATCTGAAGAAGCATCTGTAAATGCATATACACCTGGTATAAATGTTGAAGCTGGAGACCAAACTATTTGTCCTGTTCCTCCATCAACTGATTGAACCCAAGGCCAATAAGCAGCTGCATATGAAGTATCATATGATGAAGCTTGTGATGTTACTGTTCCTATTGTTGATCCTGTTGGTACTAAATCAATTACAGCTATACAGTCAGTTCTATTTTGAGCTTGTGAAACTACTAAATTAGTTTGTGCAGAGTGTAATGATTTAATTAATCCTGGTGCAGTTAATACATTAAATTGGTAAGCATCTTTATTACCTAATAATTTAATTGATTGTGTATAATCATTTGGTCCAATACCTTGTATATTTGTTGCTGATATATTTTCGTTAAATAAGGCACTACCATAATCATTTTTTCCTGTTGCTTTTGCAAATGAACCAGATCCTATTTTTGGTAAACTTCCTGTAAATGCTACTTTTGCCGTTCCATTATTATCAAAATATTGTGGAGTTGGTAAAAATACATCTGATACTCTTACGTAAGCACTTCTGTTTGGATAATTTCCGTTTTCTTTAACATAATAATCTGTTCCATCTACATCTACTGTAAAGAAAATATCACCTATCATTTTAGATATGTAATTTTCTGCTGTTGGGTCTAAAGATAAATTATTATATGTTTCTAATACTGCTTTTTGGTTTGTAGTATCATTACCACGTCTAATTAATAATGAAAATTGTCCAGATGAACCATTAGATCCTGCGATTTCCCATCTTAAATTATTTGTAGAACCTAAATCTAATGTACCACCAGCTGAATCTGCAGCTTGATAGGAATTCATTATTTCACCTTGTGATAAAGTATCTAATTTAAATGATGTTCTAGTACCAGTACTTGCGTCAATACTTAGGTTAGCTTCTTGTGAAGTAGCACTACCTGAAGTGTTTGCTGCTGTGAATGAACCAGAGACAACTCTAGTTACTAATAATGATTCACCACCTTGTTCAAAATAATTTCTTGCTGATACTGTGTTTAGGTATGTGTAATATTGAGATCCGCTTTCTATTGCGCCCCCAAAAATAGCTTCATATTGAGAATATGATGAAACCGGTGTTGGAATGCCAACTGGTCCTTGAATTGCTGGTCCAATTACTGCGCCACCAAAAGTAACGGGTCTAGAACCAATAAAAGATTGATCATTTTCTCGTGCTAATACACCTGGAGATATTAATGTTTCTGCCATTGTCTTATATTATATTTAATATTGTTTTATTATAAATATTAGAAATTATTTCAAAAAACTATTCTGCTGGTGTAAATTCCCCTTTTTCTAGGTCAATATTACCATCACCATAATTATTTTGCAATTCTTGAGCAAATTTATTTTGTTCTAGTTGCAAATTTTGAAACTTTTCTAATTCACTTTCTTCTTGTCTCTCTAAAGCATCTATTCTTAATGTAATAGATCCTAATGCTACAACGATTTCATTATTTTTTAATTGAAAATCTTTTAATTGTTTAACTTCTTCTTCCGATAACTTTTTACTTGACATAATTTGTAATT